GACGAGCCGCGGCCGCGGTAGCCGAGGCCCCGGCCCTCGACCAGGACGTCCACGTCCTGGCCCGTTTCCACGTGACCGGGGTGGGCCATCAGGGCCGCGGCATGGGCGCGGCGAGCCTCGATCGCGGCGATCTGATCGCGGAGCTCCTTCACCCGGGCGATGCCATTGTCCCAGGTCTCCTGCTCTTCAGGGGTGAGCGCGCGGTCCCCGGCCGCGGCGTCCAGGTCCTTCAGCCGCTGTTCCAGCTCGGCCAGCTCCGCGCGCAGCGAAGCGAGATCAGCCATCGGTGCACTCCGTCACAGACCGATCAGGGCACGGTCCAGTGCCCTCCGTCGTGCTGTTGCGCCGTGGAGTGCGTTATGCGGCTCCGGCGTGGCGTCGTGGAGCGGCTCCGCTGGCGGGGCTGGAGTGCTCCGGCGGCGAGAGCGTACTCGCTGCTCCAGATTTGTCACGTACTCCGGGTCCCGGGACCGCATACGGTCCATGAGCTCGGCCGTGAGCGAGCGCATCCCGGCCGTGGCCGAGGGGTTGGCCGGCCACGTCACCGGTCCCAGCTCATACAGGCGAACTTCCAGGATGGTCCGCTCCGGGAGGCCCCGCGGGTTGTGCGGGGACGTGCCCGGGTCGTCGTCCCAGCGCTCCTTGATCACCTCGAACCGGAAACTAGACCCGTACAGGCCACGCCTCAGCCCCGGGAGCAGATCCCGGTTATAGGACGTGTCCAGGAGATCCACCACGGCCACGGGGGAATCCTCGGCCTCGGTAATGGAGCGGATAGGGCCGAGCAGCTTGGACCCGATCACCGGGTCGTAACCGTGATCGAATTGGACCCTGAACCCGTCCGGGCCGCGCTCCCGGATCGTCTTGCGGAATGCGCCCGGCGCGATNCGCTCCAGGAACTCGCCCTCCCACCAGTCGCGGATCTCATACCAGATGTTGAACGGCGCGAACCGGATTTCCAGCGTGCCCAGCACGTCGGCGGGCCGATCAACGTCGTCCTCGGTCGAGCGGAACACCGGGCCACGCTGCACGGCCCGCGCCAGCGGCATCTGCAGTTTGGTTGGTTCCATCTCACCCCTCCGCAGACTCGGCCTGGTCGTCGTCCCGGTCGTCGGTTGCGGCGGAGGTTCCTGGTTGCTGGAGCTGGACAGAGAACAGACCACTGTGCTGGAGCAGCGTTAGGTCGTCACCCTCGACCGCGGCCACGGCGCTATCAGCGGTGAAACCCGCATCCACCAGGGTCCGGATCGCGCCAGACCGAGTCGCCATAATCTGGGCCNCATCACCCAGGTCCTCNCGCAGGAACGAAATGTCCCGGTCGTCGTACCACAACCGGGCACCGGGCGGGACGTTGACGACCTGGGACAGCGCGGCCGCGGCACTACGCCACATCGGCCGCGCCCAGTGGTCCCCGAACTTGCGCCTGGCCATGCCGTAGTTGCTGTAGGTGGCGCTGGCCAGGCCCTCGGACAGGCCAACGATGATCGGTGGCACCCCGCCGGCCGCGGCGATCCGGGTTTCCCCCGCGCCCTGGGTGAGCTTGAAGTCCAGNTGCTTCAGGTCGGAGCCTAGGACCGTGATGTCGGCTCCCCCGGCCAGGAACAGGGTCTTATAGGCGTTCTCGGTACCGGTGTGCTGGCGGCGGAACTCCTCCACGAACTCCCGGAACTGGGCTTCATCCACGTGCTCCCCGAACGTGACCGCGAACGTCGGGGTGGCCGCATTAGCAAAAAACCTGGCTTTATGCTCGGTGGCCGCTTTGTCGGCCATGACCTCACGGATCACCGGGGTGAGCCAGGACATGCCCCGATACATGGCGTCCGGGTCCGGGATGGGCGCCCAGTGGACGACCTCGTCCGGCGCGTAGACGCGGACCCGGGTCTGGTCGTTGAAGTTCCCGCCGGGAGCGTAGGCGTACCCGGCAATGTCCACGGTCACGGCTTCCTCCGGCGGCGCGGTCAAGATGATCTGCACCCAGTCCGGGCGCAGCCGGCGGAGCCGATCCCCGGTGCGGACGGCGTAGAAATTCCCGGACAGGCTGACGTCCTGTTCCATGCGGGCCAGCAGGTCACCCGTGGTCCCACCAGGCCAAGGGTTCTCCAGGATGGCCAGCTCCTGGGTGCCGAACAGCTCCGTTGGCCGGCCGCGCTCCAGCCGCTGGAACACAAACCGGGCCTCGGTGAACAGCAGCAGCCGGGCCAGCATCACGGCGAACACGACCGCGCTCGACTTGAACGCGCCGTAGATGTAACCGCGGTAGTCGTGCTCTATCGATTCCGCGTCTCGGCTGGGCACGCCCAGCACCGGGTACGGGTAGGTGCTGCCCCCGAACGTGAACGCCCCAGCCTTGGCCTTCAGCCAGTCGTCCAGACCGAACCGCTGTTCGCGGCCGCGCCGAAATAGCGTGGTTGCGAACCTGGGCATGGGCTAGTCCTTCACGTCCACCAGCATCACGGCAAGCAGCAGAACAGCCCCGCACGCGACCAGGCCCCACGCGCCGGCCAGCCACACCACCCCGGCCACGAGCATGGCCACGGCCGCGGCCGCNGTGATCATCGCCTCAGTCCTACGCATAGGCCACCAACGGCTTTCGCACGCGGTGCCGGAACTTTCCGTGCCCCCAAGCCGCCAGGACCACGGCCATCAGCGGGGAGACGTCCACGGTGACGTCCCGGCGAGTGAAGGCCCATGCGCCGTCCCCGCCCAGTGCGCGTTTCCGGGCCCCGGCCACGGCTGCGGTGAGCGCCGGGTGCCCAGGATGGCGGAGCGTAAGCGTATCCGGCTGGATCCGCCGCCAGAACTGGGCCGTGGCCTCGGCCAGGTCCGCCGTGCTGGTCTTGGCGACCAGCGTTCGCTGGCCCACGGCATCAACCAGGTCCTGGTACAGGGCCATCGCCGCGGACCGTTCGTCCAGGACCACGGCGCACGGTCGGTGACGGAGGACCAGCTCGGTCATCCGCGGCACAACCCATCCGGTACCGGGACGATGGTCTACCAGGTCCACGGCCATCAGCCCGGCCGGGGTGAGCCCGGCCGCGCCGATGCTGGACGCGGACCGTTCCGGTGTGACGTCCACGGCCAGGCACACCGGGTCCAGCATCCGCTCGGACCGGTCGGCTAGCTCGGCCCACAGGTCCATCGGGATCAGGTGATCGTCTGTGATGTCCTCTTCGATGCTCAGCCGCTCACGGGCGAACGAGACATCGTCCATCGCCTCGCGCTCGGCTTTGATGATCTCCTCACTCANCCGGATCCCGAGAGCGGGGTTGGCCTGGTACCAGGCGTCCCGGTCATCCAGGGCCGCGTCCCTGGGCGCGCTCCACTCGAAGTAGGCCAGTCTCGTCTGCGGTTCAGGGCNACGGCCGCGCTGCTGGATCTTCCTGAGCTGGAACGAGTCCACCAGTGGAGCCGATGACAGGTACCAGATCTGCGGATTCGGCCGTGCGGACATGGTCGGCAGCATGGCCGCGACCGAGTCCGGATTCAGGGCGAATGCCTCATCCAGGATCACCGTGTCGGCACTGAAACCGCGGCCGGAGCCGCGCGAGCGCGCGATGAATCGCAGCCGCTGACCGGTCAGCAGCTCTATCCCTTCCTCGCCGTGGGCGCTGATGACCTTCTTGACACGCCTCCGCAGATCGTCACTGCCATTGATCAGGGTGAGCACGCGGCGGAAGCCCTCGGCCGCGGTCTTGAACTCGTGAGCGCTATGCAGGATCAGGTCTTCCCCGAACAGGTACAGCCCGCCCAGCTCGCGGGCCGTGATGATCGCACCCTTGCCGTTCTGGCGCGCGACTATCACGGCGACCTCGAACGCTGCCCATTTGCCGTCCGGCCGCTCCCCGAGGCCATGCTTCAGGACGTAGCGCTGCCACGGGTCCAGGNNCAGTCCCACGGACTCGGCCAGCTCCACGCACTCAGGCCCGGCCGTGGAGGTGTAGGTGGGGACCTTGCTAACCCGCGGTGTTTGCGCGCCGAGCCGAGCGGCGGGCGGCCAGTTCGTCAAGGTTGCTCCCCTCCTTCCGGGTGGGGTCGGGGGTCATAGGCCGCGTCCTTCCGCTACAGACCGAGGCGTGAGGGTAGCCGGACCATAAGCCGGATTGCATCGGGAGCTGAGCGCCAGCGGACGAACAAGGAAGCCCCGGCCGCGGGGCCGGGGCAGAGTTAGGTCAGCGGATCGTGTACCCGAGGTTCTTAGCCAAGCTCTGGAGAGCCTGGACCGCCGTCTCCCGGTAGCAATACCGGGGACCCGCCGTGATCTTGCCATTCGCCTTGAATCGGATCTCGTAGTAAAGGAACCCGGAACGATCCACTACCGGCTCCACATATGCTTCCATCGATCACTCCTAAGGGGACTTGTCGCGGTCAGGGTCAGGGGATCGCGCCGTGTGGGACGTTCAGGTCGCTCATGACCCATGATTTCCCGACCTTGACTTCTTGTCAAGGTCCGGGGCATGAGAGAGCCCCGGCACTGTGGCCGGGGCTGGGGCTCAAGGTGGTGAGGATCAGGTGTCGTATCGCTCCCACGGCCTCGGCCAGCTCCACGCACTCAGGCCCCGCCGTGGACACGTACGGCG